GCTTTGAGAATACTTGGTTTCTCCTCAACTTTTCCATAAAGTTTCCAGCACAGAGACTTTGTGTTGTTCTTTTCAGATGTTACATTGTATACCTCCTTATCAGAAACAAGCACATACTCATAGGTAGCTTTTGGCATCTTCCTCAAATCCTCAAGCGAAGGGCAAATCAAATCATTATTCATAAGGAGAATCTTGTAATTGATATATCCCATAGGTGTGGACAAATCAAGTACGGTTCCTTCCTTTTGAACAATAACCTGCCTGTTGGTCCAGAAGTTTTCCTCTCTTTTCTTATGGATACTAAGAGCATTTGGCTCAAGCCCCATGTAATCTTCAAGGAAATCCTTCTCTGCTTTGGTAAGAGGATTTTTCAGTTCTCCGTTACGCAATCTCGGGACAACATAGCTTGATATTGTTCCAGAAGCCTTGCCCGAATAGAACGGGTGGTTCTTATCTGTAATTCCACCAACTATCTTCTCAACGAGTTGCACAGTAACAAGTTCTTTACGAAGGCAATTAATTAACTCACCATCGTCGCCACTGTTAACCTTTTCCCTTTTAGTCTTTTCAATGAGCTTTTCTTCCTCTTCCAATTTTTGTTGTTCTGATTCTTGGCTAAGCAGTTGCTGCATCATCGCATCTGTATTGTCCTGCTCTGGCTCAAGAATTAAATCCAATGTTTCTTCTCCCATTTTCTATTCAATTAAAGTTATGTTATTTAAAGTTGGGAGAGAGACTATCCCTCCCAACTTATTATATTGTTAAGCCGCAAGAACGGCAGGAATCATAGAGAACACCTTGGTAGGGTCTTTCACGCAAGCACCAAAGGTACCCATGACATGAACATCTGCCTTATCATCAGTGTAGCTCATATGAGGATTTCCATACTGTCCGGTGAAAGGATTGCGGATACCCCATCTGTAAGAACGGGTCTCGGTAGGCTCTCCTTCAATACCACAACGGAACACATTGGGCTCGTTGTAAGTGCCCATGTCATAGATGTCAAACCTTGCAGCACTTGCGAGAGTACCATCGGCCATGAGCATCTTGTTATTCACAGGGTCATCCTTCTGGGTGTCAAGAACTACATCAAGAACAATTCCCATAGGTCCCGAGTAACGGGTGAACTGATAACCTGCGGAAAGGGCGGTCTCATGCATAGGAGAAGAAACCTTCTTCACCACGCCAAGAGTGTCACCATTGATATGGAACTCAGTCCAACCACTCATTGCATTACGAACTGCATTGCTGAACATTCTTGCACCAGCCTCACCGGTATGGAGAGTAAAGTGTCTGCCCTGACCAAGTTCAATCTTTGCAGAGGAGATGCGAAGAAGCGCATCCTCCAGAACCTTCAGAGAGAAGTCGTTGTAGTAGATGACATTGCCGCGCTCGAGCTGAGCAAGGATACCATCACCCTGCTTGATGACTTCACCAGAAACACCATAGTTCATGTACTCACCATTATCCTTCCTGTTGGAACGGGAATAGTAGTACACATTGTTCTTGTACTCACTCCAAGTCTGGGAGAAAATGTAATCCCAATAGTGCATCCAAACGAAACCACCCTTTTCGGGAGTAATCTTTTCCATCTGACCAGCCTTGTTAGGACGGGCAATGGTTGCACCCATGAGAACCTTCTTGCCAAATACATCACCAGAAACCTCATCGTGCAGACGAATCTTGGTGAATTCATTGCGAGCCTTCATAGGAGCGCTGTGGCGAACACCACCAACTTCCTTGGAGAGACCTCTCTCAATAGGAGCAAATGCATAGCTGAATCTCTCACCGGCAAGCAGACGGTCGTAAGGAATACCATCGCTGGAACCATTAATACTCTCTGCCTCATAGACATAGCGAGTTCCTTCCATTTTAGGGTCATTAGGAAGTCTGATAGGATAGACCTGATTCAGGTTGCCCATAATCTGCTCACCCTTGAAGAAATACCATTCATCAAAGACAAGGAAGAAGCGCTTACCATCCTTACCAACATTTCCCTTAGTTGCAGCGCTGGTTGCACTTACAACAGTACCATCCTCGTAGCGAGCCTCAACGAGAGGAATGTTTCTACGAGCACTACCATAAACATCCCAAAAGAACTCGGAGTCATCTTGGAAGAATTTGGTAGGGAACTTGGAAAGCTCGGCATCAATAGACTGACCAAAATTTCTAGCAAGAACTCTGGTCATGAACTCGGAGAGAACATTAGGGTTCTGCCCACCAAGCATGCTAATATGGTTAGCCTTGGTAATAGGAGTTGCCCAGCCAGTGAACTCTCTGGTTTGGAATTTTTGAAATCTTACTGCCATAGTAACTTAATTAATTAATATATAGGTATTATAGTTCAATCTGCCAAGATGCCTCATTAGAACCCCAGTCATTGCCATTACCACCAACATGTCTCATGTTTCCTCCGGTAGACTTGACCGTACTGTTTAATGTTCTTTCAAGAGCAGATATTTCCTTTTTTCTGACTTCTTTTCCAACAAGGTCTTTGACTTTATCAAGATTCTTGAATCCATCAGTAATCACATAGAAATACGCTGTATACTTGCGGAAATCCACAGGATTTTCATCAGCATATTTCATCAATGCACTAATGGCTTTTCCATTTGCATCTTTGCCGGCAGGACGGTTAATTGCATCATAGACTTTCTGCCTTGTTACTTTATCAACCTTAATACCGGCAAAGTCATTGGATTCATCAAGAATAGAGTTCTTTAAAGTCTCTGCATCCTTGTTTCTTTTTTCAATGAACTTGTCATACTCTGCTTTCCTAGCATTGAATTCAGCATCATACTTTTCCTGATAGAATTTCTTGCACTCAATCCAAGCATCAGTAGCATCTTCTACATCAGTGCCATCTGTGAAAGATTTCTGCACCTTTGCATCGGCCCGTTCTTCGGAGAAGCCCCTATTAATTAAGTTACTCTTTATAAGTTTCTTTCTTAGGTTCTCCCCCTCTTCGGACTCATCTTTAATGTCTTCTTCGTTAATTGCTTTAAGATTTTTCAGGCTACTCTCATAAACTTGAATGTCAGAAGGTTCCATACCATAGGTAAGGGCATTTTTAATTCTCTTCTGCTCTTCATCAAGTCTCTCCTCAACAGCTTGATTAATCTTTCTTGTAACGAAGTCTTCAAAGCTTGAAGCATCTTCCAGCTTAGCAAGCTCTTCATCATCTTCATCCGAAAAGAGGGGAACACCATCTACCTTGAATGCCGAGGCTATGGAAGAGTAGGTGGGAGAAGAACCTTCAGCATCCACTTTATTGGTGCCCCCGGTTTTCTTCTCGGATTTTTCACCACCTACGCTCTCTAGAGGTTCTTCTAGCTCATCAGCTGTCAGCTCTTCGGTAGTTAATTCAAATTCAGTATTGTCAACTTTTTCTTCTTTCTTCTCTTCTTTTTTCTCACCTTTATCATCTGTTTCTTCAACAGGAGGTGTATCAAAGTCGAGCTCATCGCCATCTAAAATGGCATCCATTCCTAAATTAAAATCATCCATTTTGTCTTTTCCCTTTAATTTATATGGGCAAAAGTAGACAAAACGCTTCTTGTTTTCAAGAAAATTAAAATAAAATTAATACCTAATTAAAATTCCATTAATTTTTACTCGTTACAAACCAAATTTCCAACAAGAGATTTCACATTATTATAGCAATGTTCACACAAGAAATATTTGGCAATAGGATACATCTGTTTGCCTATTTCTCCTGCAAGGTATTGGAATTCTTCGCTGATAAAATCTATGTTGTCAAACATTGCTATATGTACAGCAAGATGACCTTTCTCATGGTCAAGAGTAGATTGAAACTCTGAACCACTTGTAGTTCTTCCTATTACTATAACAGAACTTCTATCTCCCGGGCTTGAAAATGTAAGACCTGAATTGAATCCAGAAGAAGCCAGTTTATGAATCATGTTCTCTGCATCACCCGCTCCAAGATTCTCGAGGTCTTCCACTATATAGTCATAGTAATAGTCATCAACAAAGTAATAAACTCTCACTTGCCAATCCCATTTAGCAAGATAGAAGTCCTGTACTATCATAGCATATCCTCCCAATCAATTGGAGTGCCAGAACCTATACAATCTGCATAGAATCTAGTGAATGGCATTCCTTCATAAGCATCAGCATCTTCAATGACATCTTTGACATACATAAGAAGATGTTGTTCATCTATAACCGATGAATCAAGGAAGTCTGCCTTACACATGTTTGCTACATATACAGCATCGTATGTAATATTTACTTTAACACCATATCTTTGTGCAAGATTTTCAAGCTGCTCTTTTGTATAAGTCCTTATATATTCTTTGCTACCATTAGATAACTTTTTATACATTTTTCCAGATGCCCATTCGCACATTTTCTTTGAAAAATGCCAACCATAGGCACTTAAATAATCCTCCATTCCAGAAGGAAAACTTTGTCTGCTATCAAGTCTCATATAATATAATATTAAGGGGGAACCTTTTGATTCCCCCATTGTTAAACTTAGTCCTCTCTACCTGACATTCGATAGGAACCTTCATAATGTTTCTTTGCTTCTTTCATAGCATCTCTGTAGCCATCTTCATAGCCACATTCATAGGCTTCCTCAACAGAGTCTTCTTCACGATAACCGCGCATACCACTCATCTTGTAACCTCTTCTGCCATATTTTGAAGCTTCATCTTTTTCTCTTATTTCCCAAAGTCTCATAATTGTCCTCCTTGCATTGACAATTTTTCAATCAGCAAGGTATTGGATTTCATTAACTCTGCCAGATTCTTTGATATCTCACCAACTTGAGATTTAAGCATCTTGAGCTCCTCTTCCTGACCTTTTCTTTCAGCATATTCTGGATTAAGGTCAGAAAGTATCTTATCATAACTTGCTATAAGTTTATTATGAAAATCTACACTACTGACTGTATCTACACTCTTTTGTTTTAAACTAAGTATCTCAGAATTCATAGCCTCCTTGCTATCGGCAACAACTATACTTTCACCATTACTAAATGTGTCAGCTATATCCTGTTGGGCAGGGAGTCCGGTATAATTTACTGTAACATCATTGATTTTCACAGATAAATCTGTAACAAGTTCTTGTGGTTGACCAAAGGTCTGAGGTATCACATATTTTGGTTTTGTCAATGGCTGGGCTATAATAGTCCCAAGCTCAATATATGGTTCATTTGTTTTGTGAAGAACATATATCTGTCCATTAATTCTTGCTGATTGAAACATATTGTCAAATATTTAAGATTAACCAATCAAT